ATTTTCTAATACAGAATCACTTTCAGAAGTTTCAGCAGATAAATCTGTATCAGGTTCATCTTTAGATGCTTTATATTTTTTATAAAGTTTAGCACCTAATACTCCTACTCCTACTGCTCCAGCAGCTCCTATAGCCGCAGCTGCTATCTTACCCACAATAGGAATCTTTTTAACAACTCCTACCACAGCACCAATACCAGATGAAAGTAATTCTAGTATAGTTTTAGCTTTAGAAGTTACTTTATTCCATAAGCTACTAGCTTTCTCTCTGATTTTAGCTTGAGCCATCTTAAACTTTTCTCTTTTAGTAGTTCCTGAAATCTCAGCTGTAGCATTTTTCTTAGCTGTAGATAACTCTAATTCTGACTTAGCTGTTTCTGTAGCAGTACTCTTTTTAAGTTTTAAAGCTTCTGTTTCTTTATTATAGGTTTCTTTTAAAGCTAAACGTTTTTTCTGAGCTGTTAATTCTATATTTTGCATTTTCTCAGTTAAAGCATCTTTAGCTTTAGTATATATTGCTTTAGCAGGATTTAAAAGTTTAGAAACTATATTCCCTAAGAAAGTTTTAACATTTTTAAGTTCTGTTACAATAAAACTTTTTCCCTTTTTAAGAAGACCTGAAGCTATACTCTTTATTTTCTTTCCTAATACACTAGGGAATTTCTCTTTAATAAAACTTGTTATTGCTTTAATAGCTGTAAATGCACCAGCAACAATAGTAAATAGAGAAAGACGCTTTTTATCTTTACTACTAAATAAACCTGTAAAGATACCTGTAAGGGAATCTTTCATAGATTTAAAGAGATTTTTCTTTTCTTCTTCTTTCTCTTCTTGTTGTTGATCTGCTACTGAATTACCTGCTTTACCATCTGCATCTGTAGCAGTAGAAGTTTCTTCTACCTTGGTAGCTTCTACTGGCTGTTCGTCACCTGCTCCCCAACCAGCACCAGATGAGGAGTTATCTTCTCCTAACCTATCAGGACGATTTGAATCTAAGAAATTTTTAACTTTCTTTAAATTCCTAAAGCCACCAAACTTATCGAGTATTTTATCAAAGAATGAACTTTCAGGTTCTTCTGAATTTTCCATCTCTTCATCTTCTCCTGATTGTTCATTTTCTTCATCATTTTCTTCTTTAGGTTTTCTCTTATCTCTTTCTCCACCTAAAACATCAGTTTCATCTGAATCTAAGAAATCCTTAAACTCTTCTAAGTTATCAATTCCTAAACTATCAAGTATTGTTGAAACAGCGGATTTTTCACCTGCTTCTTCTATTTCTTCATTTTCTTCTGTCTCTTCATCTTCTCCTGACACAGCGTCAGAAAGACTTTTAATGTTTAAAGTACTAGATTCATCTTTTATATCTATTCCTTCATTAGCTGCTATCTTACCTAATATAGAAGCTATGCTTTGAAGGATACCTGTCTGGTCACCTAAAGCTTCAGTCATAGCATCAGAGTTATTAACTATTTCATTTATTTCATTAATAGCTGATTCCTCTTCTTCAGTATCCGCTGCTCTAAGACGTCTTCCATCTTCTTCTACGATACCATACTTTGCTTTAATGGACTTAGCTAATTCTGCTGTTTCTGCTTCAAATTTCTTTCTTTCTTCTACTAGTAAATCGCTTATTCTTTGATTGCGTTCATTATTATAAGCGATCATACTTCCTCTAGCTTTACCTATTAAAGTATTTCTGTCTTTATATTTCTCATCTAAGTCTGAAAAGTCTATTTCCGCTAATTTAGCCTTTTCTATTTCGTCCCATTTACCTTTTCTTTCCTTAGAAACCTTATGCCATTCTTTATTGTAAGCCTTCTTAGCTTTCTTATCTGCTTTAGTTCTATCTATATGGTAATCATGTGTTTCATCTAATGCTTTTTTAGCGTTGCCTAATTTATCTAATGCTGGATTAGCTATCTTCTCATCAAATGTTTTACCTAAGAGTCCATTTCCCTTATAGGTATCATCAATCATTTTTTGATACTTTTCTGCATCAAAAGCACCTGCATTAACAAGCTTAGTTTGAATGTTGCTCTTAACAGTATTTTTTAAGTTAGCAACACCTGAAAAGAGACCACCTCTCCTAATACCAGTTCTAGGGTCTTTTGTACCAAGGGTTAATTTCTTAATTCCCTTTATTATAAGCCTACCTAAGAAGCCACCTACTCCTTTAATAGCTTTACCTGCTTTTTCAAATATATTAGATACATGGTCTAGGAATAGAGTTATAGATTGATGAATTTTACTTTGTCTAAAACGAGCTGTAATACTATTCTTTACAAAAGTAAATATAGATTTACCCCAGAATTTAGCTTTTCTTAAAGGAAGGATAAATCTTTTATCAAGAAGCTTTAATATCTTACTAGTAGACTTAACTGCCCATGTACTAAAAGGTACTAATATTTTTCTTCCTACAGATACTCCTACTTTTTGTAATAAGCCAAGTCTTCCTCGTCTATTTCCGTTTTCATCTATAGAATAATCTCCTATAAGCCATTGCTTAAGACGTTGTTTATACTTCTTACCTTTTTTCTTCCATAACCTTACTCCAAGTATTCCTAGAAGTCCTCCTACTACAGGACCACCTGGCAGGAATAAACTTCCAAGAAGACCTGCACCAGCTTCATATTTAAAGCCAGCAAGTTTTTGAAACTTTTCCTGTACAGATTTAGGTAGCTTTCCTTCCTTGGTTTCGTCACCAAATAACCATTTCTTTAACTTTTCGGAATGGGCAACCATACCTATTCCTGCACCTACAATTCCTCCTACTATAGGACCACCTGGCAGGAATAAACTTCCAATAACTCCTAGAACAGCATCAGCAGCAATGGTTTTACCTTTTCCTTTAAACTCTTCTTTAAATTTTTTAAATAAATCTTTTCCTTTATCTACTTTTTCTTCTCCAAAGAGTTTTATAGATAAATTATTTAAAGGCTTAAGGATTGATTCATTAGTTTTAGCTTTAACTTTTTTCTTTATATCGTTAAATATAATCTTAAATAAGCTATCTTCTTTTTCATTTTCTTTTGCAGTTTTCTGGATACCTAAAACTTTTTCAGCTAATTTAGTAGCTTCTGATTTAGTTTCCTCTCCTAAACCTTTTGTTTTAGACTTAAATTTTTCTCTAAACTTATCTATCTTAGGAGATAGAAATTCGGTGTAAAATTTAGATTCTTTAAATCTATCTATTAAGGAATTAAAGAAATCTTTTAAGGTATCTACTACTGCTGCTAAAGGATCTACTATTACCTCTTTAGCACGTTCTAAGAAACCTTCAAGAGCATCTGTGGTAGATTCGACTACACCACCAGCATCCATTCTCTTTATAGGTTTTCTTCTCTTATCCTTAAGGATATTTTTAGTTTCTTGCGGATTGTAAACCTTTAATACAGGATTACCATAAGCATCAACTCTTGCCTGAGCTATCTCTGTGGTAGGAAGTAATGAAGAACCACTTCCTTCACCTACTATAGCTTCAGCTGTAGCAAATCTTCCTTTACCCTTAATTAAGCCACCTTTATTAGCTCTAGGTAAGCCATATTCTCTTAATAAGTCATCAGGTATTGGAGTGTTAGAATCTCTAAATTGCTTTCGTTTATTGTATAAGTATTTATTTCTTTCTTTATCAGTTGCAAGTTTTTCAAATTCTATCTTTTCTTGCTGAGAAAGCATTTTTTTTATGATGTCATAATCAGTTCTAGCATTTACTAGACCTTTTGCTTTCTTATTTTCTGTTTTATTTATCTTTTCAAGTTCTTCTCTTTCTTCAACAGAAGGACCATTTAACTTACGACCTACAGCTCTATAGTGTTCTACATTTTCCTTATTAAAGTTCTTATCGACTTCATCTTTAACCTTTAAGAGATAATCAATATTCCATTTAGAATTATCATCTTCTCTTTCAAAGTCTGCTGAAGGGACTGACTTGTCATAAGGCATTGGAATATCTTCAGCTTGCATAATCTTATATACATCTGAAAATCCACTTGCACCTGCAATAACTTCTGTAGTTAATAATCCTTTAAGTTCGTCTTCAAATTTTTTCGGATCTGTCTTATAGAGATCTGCTACTGCTTGAGCGTCTGCTTGCTTTTTTCTTTGATATTCCTGTCTACGTTTTTCAGCTTCTTCTTCATCTTGTTTCTTTAATATTTCGCTTAAGTGTTCATCACGTTCTCTTTTCTCTCTAGGGTTTAATATATTATGACCACTTATAATACGGTCTAAAGGTTTTTCTCCTTCTTTCTTTAATACATTAAGGTTATTAAGTAGGACGTTCTGGTTCTTTATAAGCTTCTGTAATTCTTCAATTCTTTTTTCTTCTAAGTCAGCTCTGTCTGCACGTTCTTTTAATGTATTTAATTCTTCCTTATATTCTTTTAGTTTTTCCTGTTCTTCCTTATTTTCTTTTAAGGCTCTATTACTAAATCTATTATTAAATTTACCACTAAAAGTGGCTTTTTCAGTAGCTTTACTTTCATACTGACTTATAAGAGATTCTAATTCCTTATACCTATTTCTCTCTTCTTCTGTTAAGCCATTTCCTCTTGTATTCTTAAGGGTTTCTAGTTCGTCTTTATATTTATTTAATCTGTCTTGATTAGCTTTTATAGTATCAGCATTTCTATAATCGTTATTAAATATAGATCTCTTAAAAGCAGTATTCTCGTATTGTATCTCTTCCTCATTAGTAAATGTTTGCTTTTTTAATCCCATGACGTCTTGAAGGAAATTTAAAGCTTCACCACTGACGTCTGTAGCAACACTAGCTATAAGCTTATTTTCTCTAGATTTACCTGCTTTAGCTTTCTCTATATTTTTCTTATTTTTTTCTATTTCTTTTTCTGCTTTTTTCTTTCTGGTTTCTAATTTCTTTTTATCACCACCAGCGTTTTCTTGTTCTCTTAGGTCTTTTAATAAGTCATATTGTCTTTGGATGTTATCTTCATATCGTTTAATTTCAGATTGTATCGTTGTTTCATTAGCTTCTAGAGTATTACGGTGAAGTAAGATTCCTTCAGCAGTATTAGCATTTAAGTTAATCTTAGAGTCACCAAAGTCATATGGTCTAGTATAGATTTTATCATTACTGTAATATTCCTTAGCTAGATTCTTCTCATCAGTTTTAACAACAAATCTACTACCATTAAACTGTAATCCCTTTTTAAATTCTTCTGCATTACGAGCTTCTTGGTCTTTTAGATTATTAATGTTTCTTTCTATGTCTACATATTGTTTTCTATTATGCTTAAAAGAAGCTTGAGCAAAACTAATAATATTATTAAATTGAGCTTCACCTACTGCATCCTTAAGTTTAATAATAAATTTCCTTAAGTATTTATCCCTCTTTAAGTCTTCTGGTTTATAATAAACTATGTCTTCTAAAGTAAAATCTTGAGGATTATCAGTAGTATTAGAAAGCATCTTAATGAAAGTCATCATAGCTTTCTCTGCTTTTTCTTTTTCTCGTTTTACTTCATCTTCTAATTTCTTCTTATCTTTATTAGTAAGGGTAGAAAAATCGTAATTTTGTTTCTGTGACTCTTTAACACTATATGATATATAATCAGCATAGGAATTTCTAGATTCATAAGTACCAGATTCTATCTGACGTTCTCTAATCTTGTTTTGATTAGTTTTTATTTCACTTTCTGTTAGGAAGGCTTGCTTTCTATCATCAAAGTATCTTACTTCATAATTTCTTCCACCAGTATTCTTAGCGATATCGGCAAGGTATTTAGGTATGACAGTAGTGAGATAAGTATGGTCTTGATTAGTCCAACTAGAAGCTGCTGTTATCTCATTATCGGATCTACGTAAGGATAAATCAGCGTAAGTTCCATGTTTAGCTCCTAATAGTTTACCTAAGAACTTAAATATTGAATCGCTCTTGCCTAACTTTAACATTTGTTCATTAAAGTAATAAGGCATTTCTGCGAATATACTATCAATCTTAGAGAAGTTATCTTGGGCTTTATAACCTACTGCACGTTTAAGACCTTTTCTTATAGCAAAACCTATAGGGTTAGCTACAATATCTCCTAAACCACCCATCTCTTGCATTTGACTGAAAGTTCCCTTAATATAGTCGATATCACCTATACCAGCTTCCATTAAGTAGTCATCTATATTTTTACGGATGACTTCTTTATAACCTTCAACATTAAATGACCTACCACCAGTTGTCGCTTTTTCAGCATCCGATTCCATCATATCTTCCATATCTATGGAGATATTCTGACTAGAAGCCTTTATCAGTTCAAAGGTTTGAGATAAGGTTTCATTAATACCTCTTAAAGCATTTATGTTATCTTCATAAAATCTAGTAGATGATTCTAAAAAAGGAGATATGGTTTCCGTATTATAAGTAAGTAAAGAAGATATGTTATCATTTAATACGCCAATACCATTTGACATAGAGTCACTATGACGCATAAATAAGTTCCCTATAACTTCAGTGTTACGGTTCGCATTTTCCATTTCTAATTGTGATAACTCGACATCAACCATCTTGTTATCACTATTTCCACTGTAGAAATTATTGAACTGTATCTTCTTACGGTTATCCATGTTAACTTCTTTTTTATTGAAGTTATTGTTTACCTCTGATGAACCAAATGATGCTGAATCAAATCCACCTAAATCTTCATCACTACCAAATATATCATCATCGTTATCACTGAAGATATCGTCTCCATTATCACCAAATATATCATCATCGTCTTCAAATACATCACCAAACGCACTATTTTCATAGTTCTCCATAGCTAACTTTTCAGCAGCCTTGGCACGTTCGGCATTATAAAGTTTACCTGTCTTAAGGTCAGAAACTACATTAGAAAATGCTTTCTGTCCTTCTTTAAAAGTAGTTGATTCTTTTATCTTGTCTTTAATTGCTTTATCAGTTTGATTGAAGTCTTTAAAATTCTGACTTACAAAATCTGCAGCTTGTTTTGCCTCTTTAAACCTTTCATATGTTTCTGGCATAAGTTCTTTACCAGTATACTTAAGAGCATAACCTGCAGATTTAGCTATATTTTTAAAATAATTATTTTTAAGCTTTACATTTTCTATATCTTTTTTGCCTTTAGATATATTCTTAATAGCCTTTGCTTGTTTACCACCAGCACCAGGCATTTTCTCTATAGGAATTTTCTTTTTCTTTTTAGACAGAGGAATCAAACTCCTTTCTTTATATAAGTATATATAATATTTATTATTTGTGTTGTAGATATATAAAAAATAGTAAAGCATGTATTAATAACACACTTTACTATTTAAAAAAGAAAAAATTATATTATGAATAAACTCTGTCAGCAACTCTGGACAAATTAGCTTTGCTTTCTACTAATACCTTAATGTCATATTCATTAAGGTGATGAGCATTAGCTATTAAGTTAATAGCTTCTGACTCATTAATTTTATTGTTATAATAATTCATTACAGCACTTAAATCAGATTCTGTGATTAAGTTATAATCTCTTCTCTGATAAACTCTTACATTATCTTCTGAAAAGGCAATAGCTGCTGACTCATGAATAGTATCTTCTTGGTTAGTCTGATTATCCAATGCGTCCTCATAGTCGAGATCGATATCTTCATGTACCATGTCGTTATAATTAGTATCAGGCATATCGCCAAATGAGCTTCTAATATCTCCACCACCACATTCAGAATCTAAATCACTATTACCACAACCTTCTGAGAGATCATCCATATCTAAATCTTCTGATTCGTGAATAGTATCTTCCTGAGTTGTCTGATTATCCAATGCGTCATAATCTAAGTCAACACCACTTACACTAGAATAAGGATTTTCATGAGCTTTAAAACCATTAGCCTTTAAGTCATCATAGTCTAAATCTACATCTTCTTCTATATTGTCAATATCACCTGCAGCTTCAAGATCCATATCTACAGACTGAATATGTGTATCATCTTCTACAGTTGCATTTGTCATATTTTCTTCATTAAAAAACATAATTCTTTAACCCGTAAAATTTTCCTTTCTTTATGAAATTTTATTTATGCTTTCATTACTATCTACATAAGACGGTAATGTAATTCCATCTATATTTACATAAGTAATTTTTCTATTAAGTATAGATGGACTATAGTTTTCATTATCTAACTGTTTAGTAGCTTGTATATGACTCTTTAATAATTTCTCTTGGTCTTCTGAAAAATATTTCTTATAGGTATCATAGAACATTTGAAAATTACCGTATACCTTATCTACAGGAATAAATATATCTCCACGATGAACTAATTGATGAACTGTTAAAGAAAGAGGTATTAATCCTACTAAACCTTCATAGTGAATTCTTGTTACTTCATCTGCTATTGAAAAGATATCTATTCCATCTGCTCCTGACTGTTTAAGATGTTTACCAAATACGATACTTACTATCTCAAATAGTGTTAAGGGTGCATGGTGTATTTCTATAGAAATCATATCCCTAGTTAACTTATTAAAAAAAGAACACTGATTCATATCTATTTCTTCTTTTAAATATTTAATGTAATTCTTATACTCATAGGACGTCCTGACCATTCGCTCAATCTTCTTAATAAGCTTTACATAATCTTTTTCATTGTCTTGAAAGTCTGGTGCATAGAAATTTATAGGTGTTAAGTTAACCTTTATAGTTTCCTTTAATACATTATTTTCTTTTAAATCATTAGGATATATCTTAGGTATCCTCATAATAATTATCACATCACTTTCTAACATTACATATGCTCTTGACAGTATATGCACTCTTATAACAAGTAATAAAAAACTAATTTTCTGATAAGAAGCTCCTAATAACACTTCTTATCAGAAAATCATTTTTCTTTCTTTATTTACAATCACGATCCCTATCTGTGATTCTTTTACGTCTTTCATCATGTACTGGAAGGTCTAGAAATTGATTGTATAACTCCTTAAGACCATGATTACCCCCTAAAGCTTCATAATCAGTAAACAAAGAAATTACTTTCTTATGAATATGAGGTTCTACAAACCCTTGATTAAGGCATTTGTATATAGCACTTTCTATTTCTATTCGTCTTTGAATCATTAATGAATTCTTAATTATTTGTATTTCATCTTTGATCTTTTCTATTTGTTGTAGAGCTAGTTTAATATTTTCTGAGTGTGAATTTAAGATTTGCGTAAGCTTTTCCTTCTTATCATTATCAGAATCATTTCTAAATATAAAGTCTTCTACTTCTACTTGTTCCTCATTAGCTTCTTCTTCATTATCTCTATTATTACTTTTATCCTTAGAAGGTTTATTATCTAATGAATATTTATCTTCATTATCTAATAAATATTTTCTTTCTATAAAATTTCCTCCAATAAAACCCAATATTATCCCAAATATACAACCCGTAATAGGATTACCTGTATAAGTAGCTAATATAATACAGAAATAAGATATAATTAAAGAAATACCTAAAATAATAAGATTATTTTCTAATAGGTGAAAACTGTTAACTAAATCAGACTTATAGTCTATGTAATATTTTAACGCACACAAAATAATACAGATTATAGAAGCAAAAATAAAGAATTTAATATTAATAGGTGTAGTTCCAACTATGTCTAGGTAGTCATGTATAAAACTACTAATGGAAGTTAAATCCATAATTCTATTTTCACCTGCTTCCTGTGTGTTATATTGTTATAACAATACTCTCTAAGATTTCTAGTTTTCTTCTTCCTTTACTTATAAATGATTTAGACGTAAAAAATAATATTATATTATTTTCGATTTATCTTAATGTTTGCATGGTATGAAAAAAAGTTGGCGTACTATCATATGGTCATGATAGTACGCAAATTGTTAATCAAAAGATTTAGTATACGTTCTGGTATTCATCTGTAATTCTATCTATTAAATCTGGTACTGACAAATCTGTTAATTCATCTAACATCTCATAAAAATCTTCTAAATTATTTTGATAATCATATTTTCTACTGAACATATAGTACAATAATTCAAATACAACTTCAGGAATTGTAAGTATAAAATCATCTATCTCTTCTAAAACCTTTTCTACTATATAGTCAATGCTTTCTAAATATTTTTTTGATAAAATAAATCCATGAAATCTGTAATCAAAGAACAATATAATTCGCATTTTTATTAAATCAGTTGAATACATTTCCTGAAATCTTTTTTCATTCTTATAAGCTATACCTTCTACTAAGAAAATATCTAAGTCTCTTTCATTACTAAATTTAACTGTTATATTCATATATTCTTTCCTTCTCTTATAATAAATGCATTATGTGTTTCTTAAAGTAATTTATGATGTAATTCTCATAATCTTCTGTATCTAATAATTCATCCACCAGTTCATAAAGTAAGTTCAACATGTCATCACTATTTTTCTTTTCCTTAATGGTTTTTACATGAAGCATTTTGAATATAGTGTAATAAGTCATCTCTGGTAGGAATACATCAGAAGTCATCATAACAGTCTTAGCTATATAAGTAATCTCGTTTAGGTATTTACTATTAATTGTTTTATAAAGTAATCTTGGAGTAAAGAATATTATAGCTGAATACTTTAGTTCATCTCTGTATCTCTCCATGGTATATTTGGCATCTGAACTAGGTATAGAAGCAATCCTCACTAAGAAGATATTGTATTCTCTCTCTGTTTTAAATTTGATCGTAATTTTCATAACAATATATTATATACTCTTTTCTTCAAATCTCAATGATGCTAATTTAATATACCCTAATAGGACTTACTACATCCTATTAGGGTATATTTTTATAATAATTAACTATGAGTATAGTATTTTCTAAAAGCCTATGCAACTATATTTATTATATTAACTCCTAGATTAATACGGTATGCTATTTTCTTTTAAGAATACTTGTACTAATAACATAAGCGTAAATCTAATTACTAAAACGATTACTTAATTTGCAGTTTTAAAAAACCTATACTATAATTAATGTTTTTTATCTTTTGGTTCTTTACAAAAAGCGTAAAGACCTATCATCTGATCTTTAAATAAGTTCATCTTATTCTGAAATAATCCTGTATCCCTATCTATAGTCATCTTCTTAGGATTAAATATAGGGTCATAACCTTTTACAAATTCCTTAGACTTAAGAGATATTAAATTCATAACGTCTCCATCAAAATCGGCATTAAGTAACTGTAAAACGTTTAAAGGAATAGATAAAGTTAAGTCAGATTCATCTTCTTTAACGTCAACTACGTGCATAGTAAGAACTGAACCATAATTTAATGTAGGATTACGGTTTATATAGCAATATAAACCTCCCTCGGTTTCTTCTATAAGCTGTTTCATTATTAAAAATGTTTTCCTGTCAAAACCTTCTAAAGCCTTATTCCAATGTCTTAATGCGTCATTAATAGACATATTGTCTATCTTACAGAATAAATTCATTATTTCATTCTTATATAACTCTAAGAATGTCTGATAAGGTAAGATTATCTCATTTAAGTCATACTTACCTACAAGCGGCACTATTACAGAACGAGATGAATAGTTAACTCTTTCTCCTAATATAGAACCTCTTATATGTTTATCCTTACCTGAAATCTTTAACTTGATTACTAAATCGTGTATGGAATTTAAATTCTTCTGACACTGATAAAGTAATGGTAATACCTTTAAATCTTTAGTATCTATAGTAGAAGATACATCATTTAAATCGCATATGTTAGTTAATAAGACCTCAAATTTGGTATTAACTTTATCGTAGATAAGATTAGACTGAATCATTAATATTGGTCTTAATATTAATGAGAAAACAGGAAAATGGTTGACAAAGATTTTTTCTTTACCCGTCTCTTTTAACATCTCATAGATTTCGAGTTTTTCCTGTTTTAAACGAGGTGTTCCTTTAATGTTATCCTTATAGTAGTCTAAGATTTCATCAAATTTATTATAGAATTCCGTCATGCCTATAGCATAATATGGATTGTTCTTGTCATAGAAATCCATATTAATGACTACATTACCATCAGCATCACGTTCTTTACTATAATAGATGATATCATTAAGAGATTTTCTACCTATTACTTTTTCTAACATGAAATAGTAAATAGGTGTTATAAGGTGTAAATCTTCTCTTAATACAATCCAACCTGTTTTCTTAATGTCATTATTATTAAGCTGTACTGGCTGGTTACACTTAGGACAGATAATACCCTCATTAAATACTCCTTTAAGACCTCCCTCTTTACATGCACATGAGTATCTTTTAATATCTTCTGGCTTATCAGATAACTCTGTACCAAACTTTGAGGTGTAAATGCCTCTAGGAGACCTATTATTCTTACTATCAATACCCTTTGGATCATCAACTATAAAGCCTATACCAGATTCCATATCCTTCTCGAACTCTTCGTCCCATGACATGATTTCTAACTGCATACCGTCATGTTCTTCTAAGTCTTCATCTTCATATGTCTTAATGGAAGGTTTATTTAAGAAATTGATGATATTATTAATAGTATTCTTAGAACTACTTTTCTTATTAGAAGATTTACTAGCCTTTTGTGCCTTATATAAAGAAGAGTTGAAAGGAACTTGCACTACTGCTGCTACGTCTTCTTCATCTAAGTCTAAATAGCCTTCTTCTGTTGTTACTTTCTGTGCCACATAAATTTACCACCTTTCTTCTAATGATATAATAATATAGTTGCTTGAGATTTAAACATTAAAATTTTAACATTTAAATCCCTTTATATTATTATAATATATGAATATAAAGTGGTATAGAGATTTTATTATTTTATCTTTTAATGTGGTTATAAAATATATTAAAATATAGATAAGGAACATATAAAATTTCCTTACCTATACTTATTTGAAATATTTTATAACTATGTGATAGTATTGTAATAATATTTATATGGAGACACGCCGCCCAGATTTAAAAAAGATTTTAGATGCAAAAAGCGGGGCACACCCCATAACCGTTGGAAACAACGTTGCCGTAGTTGGTTGCCGAACCATCCTGTTCCTCATAGACAAAACAAGCGTAATTGTTCCAATACACAAAACCACTACGTGTCCATGGACGACTAAAAGTAGTTCCAATTCTACCATAATATTTTAATCTATTACTTTTAGTCTTATAATACTCATATTGTGTACCGTCAGATACATTAATACCACAAGTTGTAGAATTAGTAGTATAAATAAATTTATTACCAAATATCTCATAATTAGATGGAAGGAAGCATTTTTCAGTAGATGATATTATGGTTGTAGTAGGTCTTTCAGAACTAGATGCAGGTTCAGCTGTGGTTTTATCCACTGTTTTTATTAAATTTTGTAAAGTACTAGGTAATGCATTATAATAGGTATCATTTATCCATGTTCTCATTTCTGATGTAGAATACTTAGCATAAGTATATCCAGAAATAGAACTATTCATAGCTCTACCACTACTTAAACTATTAACTTGACTTAATGTTAAAGCGGCTTTAGTACTTCCGCCATTTATAGTATCATGCTTAACCCCTATAACCACTAAATCTACAACTTCATCTAAATCAGTACCGTTCTTTAATGGTACTCCAGTTATTTTATCACCTATACTATAATATTTACTTATATCTATACTACCATTATAATGAGCAGTTACTAAAGTTTTTAATCTTTCTATTTGAGAAGTACCTAAATCACTAGTTAATGTAGCAGTTTTTGTGTTTAATGTAGTATAATTAGAAGTTAAAGTAGTATTACTACTCTCCAAATCTTTAACCCTAGTAACTAAATTACTTATAGCATCATCTATACTCATACTCATATAATATTTTCACCCTTTCTCAAAACAATATGTTTTATACCTATTTTTACATATTTTTTAAGCAATATTTTTACCAAATTACAATTTCTGTTTACACTTTAATATAATTTTAACCATATTTAACGGTTAAAATTATCATTGAAGGATAATTTATGATTTAGTTGCCTATATAGGTGGTTATGACTAGTAACTAAATCATAAATTTATTCTATCATTGAAATAATAATCATTAAATGTGGTTTTTTAAAATATAAAAAGATAGAATATGTGTAATTTGGTATAGGAATATGGAAAGATTGAAGATTTGTAAATAGTTAATTGGTCTTGAAAGACATTTTTCTTATAAATTCTTTGATAATCAACTAGTTTATAAATTTTTCTTCAATGGTAATTTTATCCGTTAAATGTGGTTAAAATTATTTTATTATTAATAATAAAAAGAGGTGGTTAATCATATGAGTATGACTATAGATGACGCTATAGGAAATTTAGTTACTAGGGTTAAGGATTTGGAGAGTAATGTTAATAATATAAATAGTAAAATAGGGAAGCTAGAATTATATACTAATATACCTAGTTTTAATAATGCTACTTGGGATGAAATTTCTACGTTATTAGATTTACATTATAATGGTGATATAGACCTGACTGATTACTGGAAAGTAGGAGATGTTAAAGAAAATGTGTATCTAAAATATATGGCTTCTACAGGTGTAGGAGAATCACAAGAATCTCAATATGTAGATTTAGTTATTATAGGAACTAATCATGATACCATATCATCTAATAGTAAAAAGGCTGCTTTCACTATTACACAAAAAGATTGTTTAACTACTAAAGGATATATGGATAGTTCTAGTTCAGGTTACACTTATGCTAAGTATTCTACATCAGCTAGAAGAACTTGGATAAATAATATTTACTATAACGCTTTACCTAGTACTTTACAAAGTTTAATAAAAACTGTAAATAAAACTACAGCTGAACCTGCTTCTAGTTCTGAATATCTAACTACTACTGTAGTATCATCTACTGAAAAATGTTTTATTCCATCTTGTTATGAAGTATTTGGAACTAGTTACACTTATACTAGTAATTCTATAACTTGTGGTGTTAATGTATCTGATGGTACACAGTATGAATATTATAAGGCTGCTAATAATAGAATAAAATACTATGGTAGAAATGGAACAACTTTCAGCTATCCATGGACACGTAGTGGCTTCCTGGGTTCGTACAGTGACGCTAGTTTTGTCCGTGTGGGTTTGGATGGTTCGATGAACAGCGGCTTTGCTTCCAACAATAATGGTATTTGTCCCGCTTTCTGTATCTAGGAATCTTTCAATGATATATTATAATTATGGAATAGTAATTCCTACGTATGTTATATCACAAGAGTTTCTAGATACAGAAAGAGGTGCAAAACATGAAAAACAGATACAAATACGTAATTGAAGCTACAGTCAAAACAAGAGCAATTTTTGTCACTATCGTAGCTATAGTGATGTCATTCATATCGCTGTCATTAAATACAGCGATATTATCATGGATATCTAAAGCCATAACAAACTATCAAGACCCTATGAAGTATATAAATTTGATAGTTGCAGGTTGTATTATCAATACGATAATATCAACCATTAAGCCTTTACTGAACAATGTAGGCTCTTATAAGGCTTACACTTATATCTATGATAAATTCGCTTCTAAATTAGTAAACAGTGACTACGATATGTTCACTAAATTTAGCCCAGGGGAGATTACCACAGTGTCTGGTAATCTCCCACAATGTATTAGGGTTGTCCCAGTACTCCTTAATACAATAACTTATATCATCCAATTTACTGTAAATCTTATAGCAATAGGTCTTATAGCATGGAAGGTAGCAATACCTACTGGAATCCTCTACATAATAGGAGGAATTCTTCTCTACTTACAGTTTAAGAGATGGGGTAGAATAGATACTATCCTTACAGATACTAAACATAAGAGAGGAAAAGAACTGGATGAAGTTATAAATGGTTTTAGTGAAATAAGATCTTTTGCTCATGCAAGAGATTATCATCTTGCTAACATCAAAGAACTTAACATGAAGACCTATAAGCTTCAGGTTAAGAGAGTAAAGGTAGATGGAACAATCAGTTTCATCTGGGATATAATAGATACTATAGTTACAGTAGCTATAGTATCATATTGTATTTTAGCTCTTACTCATGGTTCTTTAGCAAGTGCAACTGCTATGGCACTTGTTACTTACTCATGGAGATTAATAGATCCGTTAGTAGGATTTATTAATAAGCTGGATGAATTCTCAGAGTATTCAGCATGTATTCCAAGAGTAAATAACATACTGAACTATGAAAGTTCAGTATCTAAAGGTATAGTTGATCTTGAGTCATTTGATAATGAAATCAAATTGGAAAACGTAAGCTTTTCATATGATAAATCAAATGCAATCTTAAAGAATATAAACCTTACCATTAAGAAAGGTCAGCATATAGGAATATGTGGACCATCTGGTGGTGGTAAATCAACTTTACTTAAGTTAATACCTAAGTTCTATGAAACGACTGATGGTAATATAACTATAGATAATATAGATATAAATGACATCACAGATAAATCATTAATGGAACATATAGGTATCGTTCATCAAGACCCGTTTATTATAGATGGCTCTATAATGGACAACATTAAGTATGCTGGTTTATCTAAATCAGCAAATATCTCTGTGTCAGATTTAGAAGCTATAGAAGCAGCTAAGAAGGCTTCTATATATGACTTCATCATGTCATTACCTGAGAAATTCGACACTCAGGTAGGACCAAGAGGTCTTAAGCTTTCAGGGGGACAGAAGCAGAGAATTGCGTTAGCAAGACTCTTTGTAGCAAACCCTGATATCATCTTATTAGATGAAGCAACTTCAGCATTAGATAATGATACTGAAAAATTTGTTCAAGATTCTCTTAATGCTTTTAAAGATAAAACCATGATAGTAGTTGCACATAGGTTATCTACTATTAAAGATTCAGATATGATTGTTGTTATAAACAATCATACCATAGCTGAATCAGGAACTCATGAAGAGTTACTCCATAATCCTAACAGTATCTATAGAAGCATGTATTTAGGTAAGTAAATTCTATAGAATTTTGTATGATCCTAAAAGAAAAATCCAGCTAGCCAATTATAGCTAGCTGGATTTTTTTTATAATATTTTATTCACATAAGGTCTTCCCTTAATATAACCTTATTTTCCTTTAAGGAATCTTTTACCATAATAATTCTCTGATTACTACTTCCCCTAAACTTAAGCTTTAAATCACGCTTAGCATGGATATATAATCCGTCAACTAATATGTCCACATAATTAAACAGGAGGTCATATAATAAACCATCATCAACATCTAAATCATCAGAAAAATCTGCTAACTTAATTCTGTCTATTAAGCTTTCAAACCTATAACCTGTATATAACCATATCTTCTTATCAGGAAATTTAGCCTTAAATTTACTAATGAAGTTATATAAATCTTTTATGTTAATAGGTTCTAAAGGTTCACCACCTAATATACTTAATCTCTTAATAAAGTAATGGTCACTAAGGTGCATTACTATCTCTTCTTCCCTATCGGTGAATTCCTTACCGCCATCGAAATCCCAAGTTTCAGAATTAAAACAATCCTTACAATGAAAGTGACAACCCTGAACAAATAAAGTAACCCCTAATCCTTCACCATTTGAAATATCCATATGTCTTATACTGGCATAACGCATTGTAATATACCCTTTCTTCTTTTTAATAATGTTATTATTGTTTTCTTATTCTTCTATTAAGTTATGATTATCTATATGGACATAACGGTTTCTTATCTCATCAGTTCTTCCCTGATTAAAGAAATTAGTTCCGATATAACCACATGTCCTCCTAGCTACATGGAGTTTACGATGATCTCTATTACCGCACGCAGGACACTGCCAATCTAAATAACCATCTTCATCAATAATTTTCAGCTCTCCGTCATAACCACATGCCTGACAGTAATCTGATTTAGTATTCAATTCAGCATACATTATATTATCATATATAAATTTAATGACTTCTAATACTATATCAATATTATCTGTAAGGTTAGCTGTTTCTACGTATGATATAGCACCACCTGGACTTAACTTCTGGAATTCGCTTTCTAATTTTAATTTTTCAAAAGGATTTATCTTTTCAAATACTGCTACATGGTAAGAGTTAGTTACAAAATTTCTATCTTTACCGTCTAACTTAATGAAGATATCATCACCAAATCTTCTCTTTAAATTAGTAGCGAACTTATAGGTAGTTGTCTCTATAGGAGAACCATAAAGACTATAATCTATATCCTCTTCTGATTTCCACTTGGCACATTTATTATTTAATTCCTGCATAACCTTTAAAGCAAATGGTTTTCCTACTTTAGGTTCTGTATGTGAATAACCAGTCATTACTTTAGCACATTCGTATAAGGCTGCATAACCTAATGACAAGGTAGAATAGCCACCATGAAGTAATGAATGAATAGGTTCATTTTTTCCTAATCTAGCTAATGCCCCATACTGCCATAAGATAGGAGCAACATCTGAACTAACCATGCTTAATCTTTCATGCCTTATCTGTAAGGCTTTATGACATAATTCTGTTCTTTCATCAAATAAGTCCCAGAATATATCAAATAAATCTTTCTCGTTATCTTCCTCATTATATATCTTCCTAGCAGAAAAAGCAATATCAGCTAAATTTATAGTTACTACTCCCTGATTAAATCTTCCATAATATTTAGACTTATTCTCATCATAATTTTTAGCGTTAGCTATATTGCCTTTTATTCTATCTGGAGTGAGGAATGACCTACATCCCATACAAGGATAGCAGTTACCGTTACCATTTTTATCAATCTTATGTTCCATCATTACTTTTTCTGAAATATAATCTGGTACTAATCTTTTAGCAGTACATTTAGCAGCTAACTTAGTCAGGTAGTAATACTTGCTATCTTCATGAATGTTATCTTCTTCCAAGACGTAAAGTAATTTAGGAAAAGCTGGAGTTATATAAACACCCTGTTCATTCTTAAACCCTAATATTCTCTGATTTAAGAATTCTTCTATAATCATAGCTAACTCTTCCTTATACTCTTCAGTCTCTCCTAAATACATACAAACACTTAAGAAAGGTGACTGACCGTTAGTATTAGTCATAGAATTCACCTGATAGATAAATGTCTGACAACCGTCATTAATCTCTTTCTTAAGGTCTTCCTTAGCATAAATTTCAGAATCTTCTTTACTAATACCCTTGCTAAGATATTTCTCTAAATACCTATTATAGCTTAATCTTACAAAAGGTGCTAAATGAGTTAAAGTAACAGTACAACCTCCATAAGTACTTGAAGTAACAGCTAAAATTATCTGTGTGGCAATAGTACATGCAGTAGAAAACTTATGAGGTTTTTCTATTAATACATTATTAATTACAGTTCCATTCTGTAACATGTCATCCAGATTTACCAACTCACAATTAGTCAAGGCATTTTGGGCAAAATAGTCAGCATCATGGAAATGTATGATGCCTTCATCATGTGCCTTTACTATTTCAGGAGTTAATAAAAATCTTCTAGTTATATCTGTATTAGTAATACCTGCTATATAGTCTCTCTGTACTGTAACTACCTTATTATTCTTATTAGAATTCTCACTATTCCAATATTCATTACTACCATTAAGTAATTCAAAAATAGTCTTATCTGTAGTATTAGAATTTCTATCTATTTCATGCTTATATCTATAGCGTATATAACATTTAGCAACATCTTTTCTGTTACTTTCCATAAGCATATCTTCTACTAAATCCTGTATTTCCTCTACAGATAATTCTTCCTTATCTAACTGGTTAATATCGGAAGTTATGTATTCAGCTAAATTTTCAGCATTAGAAGTTAACTCACCATCTACTTCTATCATTGCTTTAACAACAGCATTATAAATCTTAGATCTATCAAAATCTACAATTCTTCCATCACGCTTAATTACTTTCTCTACCATATAATAAATACACCACCTTTACTATAAAATATATAAGTTTTAAAGTGACTGAATTTCTTAATTTTTATATTAGTACTATATAAAATTCACTTTAGAAATCTGTTTGTATTTTTTTGTTGGGTGATATCCACTGATTTTCAATATTATGATAGAGTAAAAAACTATATTAGAAATATTAAAAATCTCATAAAGGCTAAGAATAACCTTTATGAGATTTTAGACAAAAATAATTAGCAACTTAATGAGAATTTTATTGGCACAATATTTTATTGTTTAGTCAGTCTCAGTACTATTTTCGCTTTCTTCTTCTATTATATTTTCTTCTACTGCTGTATCTTCATTTGTTCCTGTAGTATCAGTATTTAAATCAGCAGCATCACTACCAGCAATAAATGGATTACCATTAAATTCCCTTATTAATTCATTTTTCTTTTCGCTATGGGTCTCTAAGAAGGACTTAAAGAAATAACCACACATAACACCTATTATTTCTGTAGCTATAGCTATAGATAAGCTTTCAGCTATAGAAGTTTTTCCTAAGAAAGCTAATATATATGAAAACTGCATATCAACTACAGCTATAACCATTAAAATAGTAACCCATGCCTTACTGAAAGTTTCGAAACAATTAAATTTTTTCAATCTAATCACCACCATTTTTTCTCTTTACATGTCGTCTTAACACACATAATCTTTATTTATGTGTTGGATTTTTACTAACATATTAATATATTATTTTATATTAGCCTTTTCATAGAATAATATAACACGAAAGCAAGTTCCATAACACTAAATATTTCGGCTCATAGTGAATAGTATGTCCATCCATATACTATTCACTATTTTATTTATATATTATAATATTGATAACAAATTGTTATATTTTAAAGTAATAGTCGAAGTAAGAAGAAAGGAACTTTATAAAATGACAAGATTTGCTAAACAGCCAACAACACCTAATAAGAGAAACTTTCCAGTATTAAAAGTAATCATTAGAGTTATTATAGTACTAGTAGTTTTATCTGTTATATTTTCTATTTGTTATGCATACTATTCCCTCCTAGGAGAGAATAAAGAGTTAGAAGAGCAATTAAATGCTGAGATAGCAGTATGTAATGAACAGATAGAAACTATCAATAGTCAAACAGAAACTATTAATGAACTAAGCGACAAGTTAACCACGCTTGATTCTAAGCTTAGTGAATTAGAACAGAAAATAAATACCATTCAGAACAGTACCTTATTAATAAACTAGCCAAGAGCTTATGGTTAGCATAGAAATGCCTTCTTATACTATTAATAGTATAAGAAGGCTCTTTTTTTTAGTTATAGTTATAACCCTTTAAATGGTCAATAACTGTTTCCACACGATTATATCTTTCACTACTCTTATATAAGACAAGAGTATATGACTGGTTAACCTTTGGTTTAATATTTGAAAGCTTAAACTCGTTCCAATCTATTATAACCATTTCTTCATCTACTTTATTGTTATCTAAGTATAAATCTATATGGAATATCTCATCAAGCATGAGCTTATGGCTAATTGAGAAATGGATTATTTCTTTATCATGTATATTAAATAAATCAGAAATATCTACAATATCTATATTGGGATTATCTTCTGTTAAGTACATTATCTTATTATAATACCACATATCTTTATACTTTTCTGGTATTACAAAATTAAGTGTATAATGTAAGCTTACCTTATTATTAGTTACATCAGATATAAAGTCATAATCTTTAGGTCTTATTAGCTTAAAGGACTTACCTATCTCTAAAAAATACGTCATAGGAGAGAAAAACTCTATAGTTAAGGTTTCATTAATCTTAAAATTATTTAATGTCATTTCCTGATTCTCACCGTCATCTATTTCTGGGTTGTTCTCAAATAGGCATAAGATGTTGGAAGAGAACAGATAAAAATGACTATAGTTACCTGAACCTAGCTTAATCTTTTCTGTTATGAAGTGTTGGCTATGCTGGTTTAAATAATTATTGAATTCAGTTCTATCATTAGGATTAGCTAAATCTTTATTTAATACTATAGCTAATTGCTTCATGTAGTACTTAGGTAACTCAGCTTCCATACGCATATTATTTAAGTAAAAATAAGATTTATGCAATACAGAACCCTTTAAGAAGAAAGCAGTATTCACTTGCTGTAATTTAGTATCTAATAAGATTTCAATCTCAAATGACATCTTAATACGGTCACCTGTACTATACATAAATATCTGGTTAGTCTCATCATATAGTACTGGAAGATAATTTCTACGTAAATTTTTATATATGAAAAAGTTACTATTAGTCCAGTCAGGTAATTTACCGAATAAGGTATCATCATCTAAATATACTTTAGGTCTTATAACAAGACATGGCTTATTCTTCTTAACTATGTTTTCACTATTACCTTTATCGAATTCTGTTTGAATCATTTGGGTGTCTATGAACTCGTCTTGAAAGAAATTAGGTGGAAATAAATCCTTTATAAAATTTCTTATTATCATGGTGGCATTACCTATAATGCTTCCCATGCCAGTAGTAGTTCGACACATAGAAATTTGTGTTTTTATTTCTTCAGGCAAGAGGTTATGGTCACCTACCTTTCATATATAAATGATTAGTCAAAATATGCTTTATAGTCTATTGTTGTACTCTTAATAGATTGGTCATGGAACATCTTTAAAGCACTGTTCATGGCAATACTTGTTACCTTATTAGCAGTTAACCCTATATCTCTTATCCCTAGCTTATAATAAAGCTCTCCTGCACATTTGTTGCATATACATTTACCCTTGCAATAAAGAGGAGATCTTAACTCTACATAATTACCTACCTGTTTTTCTAGTTCCTCTTCAGACAGGTATAAAAGACTATTTCCCTTTTTAATATACCTATACTTAAAGAAGCCCTTATTTTCTTTAGTGAGGAGTATCTTAAAATATTTAATAGACCCACAATCAGTGCCTTCTTTATCTAATACAATAGATTGGAAAGCTGAATTTACTTTTTTACCTGCATAACCACCTTCTCTAGTGGCAACAGCTCTTGAATAAACACCTACTATTAAAGAGTCAGCATTAGCTGCAACATCTTCCTCTTTAAGTCCTTCTACAAAAGAATTAGTTACCGTTCTATAACCACCTGAAGATAGATTCATAAGAGGTCCACACATTATATTCATATTCTTGTACTGATTCGACCAATCTACTTTAGCTCCTGAATCATATAATGCCCTAGCAGGATTATCCTTTAATTCGTTTTTAGATAACTCTACTAATTCTTTCTCTATGGCAGAAGTAACTCTTAAATCTCCATTTTCTATTGCCTCTTCATTTTCCTTTATCAGTTCTTTTTTTCTTTCCATTACTTTAGGCAATGGTTTTATTATATCATAATTAACTGAAGGAGTAATAAAAGGAGCGTTAGCGAAGCCTAACCATTGCAACCTATTAAGATAGTCATAAAATTCTGTGGTTTTTACTTCACCTGTAATTATTAACGAAGAATAAGCATTAGATAAATCAGCTATCTTTCCAGCATCCATTGTATAGTTAAGATATCCTACCTTATTTAATAATTGAGGTTGACTGAATACTAAAAATAAGTTAACTATATATCTCCCTATAGTAGTATGGATATCCTCTTTAGCTATGACCTTATGATCAGGTGAATAATTATTTACTACTTCTTTTCGTAATACAAAGTTATCTTGAGGTATAAATTGAGATTCCTGATCTTCAAAGTTAGAAAAATAACTTATCATAAGGTCTTTAGTTACATCATCTGGTTTTAATGAGGTAAGACGTCTTACCTCATCTTCTGTAAGAGTTCTTGGTATACGTTTTTTATTAGATGCCAATATTAAATCACCACCCTTATTTTTTATTTAAAGAATAAACACCTAAAGGACAACTGGTTATATCTTGTCCTTTAGGTCATCATGTAATTTTATTTTAAATAAAGAATTTATATATAATAGTCAATTCCTTAGTTTCATCATCTAATGGTTCATTATTAAAACAAAGTTTAGAGAAGTCTTCTATACCTACATAATCTTCCCATGAAGAGCTATTAACAGCAAGACCTGGATTATAGCCAAAATAGATTCCTAATTCATTAATTCTTGCGTTATTAATACCACCTGAAGAAGTTTCTATATAATATTCCCTTACATCATCAGCTGAAAGTTTAAGAGTAAGTTGAACATAAATATCTACATCTTCTCTTTCTATAGCCTCATCAAAGTTTGTAGGAAGATTATCTGTATCTAAATTAGGTATGTATTCATTCTCACCTATCTTGATAACTAATTTAGGGTCATCTTCAAATGTCTTAAGATAATATGCAATATAATTACCATCTTCTGAAGGAACTCTTAAGTAATACTTTTTCTTTTCTTCATCTGAAAGGTCATTTTCTACTGCCACATATCTCATAGGGATCATGTTATAGAGGTTATATTCTTTTTCTGCTGGTACATTTACATCACCAAATGTAAGGGAAGAACCTCCATTACCTACTCCCCATAAGCATACCTGTTTCTCTTGAATAGGACCTGTCTTATCTGATGTTGGTTCAGAACCACCTATATTAAAGAGGTCATTAAGGAGTACTTTTCTATTTTGTTTTATTTCTACATTAAATAATTTTTCTAATACAAATCTTCTTCCACCTAAAAGGATTATATTATCTTTTTTCTGAAGAAGAGTACCAAACTGGTTATATATTTCTGCTTGACCATGAAGAGCTAACTTAGGTTTATTAGAATGAGAGATAATAAAATCTTTGCTATCTTTCATTAACCCTTCTGGTGAGCCATCTTCAAAATTTAATATCTTATCTGCCATAATAAGCTAGTTATTTACCTCACTTTCTTTATATGAGTACAAAATTTCTATTTCATCATTAAATTTTATAGATTTGTTATTGTCATTATACAATTTCGTCTTGTTAGTTATTAAATAGTCATCTAGAGCTAGAGTATCTCCATATTTACTTGAATTATTATGCGTGATATATTGTCTTATAAGGATAACTAGTTTATCTAACATTACATAATGTCCTGTAAGTTCACCTAATTCTTTTATTCTAGCTAAGTCTATATCAGAAATAAATTTTTTCTTAAGAGCTGTCTTTTCATCTGTTATTGAAAGGAGAGCATCTGATTTACTCATTATATACTCTAATAATAACTTAAGTTTAAACTCTATATCATCTTTATTAGGGAATTCTACTCTGTATTCTACATAAGAATTAAAATCTTCTAGGAGGTCTTGACTAGTTAGAAGTTTATCTACATTAACAGCTAATGTCTCATCTCGTATTGAAAGGAGAGCAGCTTTTTTCATTAAAAATTTTAATAGATGACTACTCTTAAGACCTACATTTTCTCTCTTAAGGAGATTAACCCTTTCCTCAAAATATAATTTAAAATCTTTTAGGAGGTCTTGGTTAGATAAGGTTTCCTGACTAACCATGTCCATATAGCTATATAAAGAAAGTAAACTACTTGAAGACTTCATTAAGGTAAACATGGTCATTTTATCCCTTAAGTGAATAAACCTATCTTCCTTAAAGACACTTATTATAGTATCTAAATAGGTATAGAGTCCTGAAAGGTCATTTTCATTAAGATATAACTTAATATTCTTTAAGACCTCATCATATATATCATTTCCCTCTAAGCTATCTCCTAATGTAAAGTGGGCACTTTTATTTATATAGGTAAATAGTCTTATAGTATTAAGATACTTATCATCAAGCATATAATAGATATTTATCTTCTTTATGTCAACAGTATATGCCTTAAATATAGAAATAACCTGTATGAAGTATTGCTTAACAAGATCTAATGTAACATTAGTATTTAAGAATAGATTAGTAAACCTACGACTATTAAAGTATAGATCTAAAGCTTCTAATAAGGTATCCAATGCTTTAATGGTAGCTTCCTTATTTATATTTCCATACTCATCTAAAGAGTTGCTATCTATCCATTTAGACAAGTCTATATCATTAGCTCTTAACCATTCAGTATAAGTTGCATATTCATCACTACTTCTATTCTTATTACCATATAGATTAGAAATAGTCTGACTATACATATTATAAGTATATATGGCATTTAAAGCTCTATATTCAGTTAAGTCACTAGTATTATTAATAGCGTTCTTTAAGGAATCATTAAAGCTATAGTTAGTAAAGTAAGTGTTTATTAAATCGGCTTTACTAGGATTATTAGGCATTTCTAATACTTTAGTAAAACTCTCTATAGTGTCATCATCCCAATAATATAAGTCTTTTCCATCTATAGTTACCTTAGATTTCCTATGCATAACTTCTTTTAAGATATCTAAGTTGGCATCGAAATTAAAACCATAAACAGATGCTATATTAATAGGTGTATATTGTATTAAGTCGCTATAACCAAATCTTCTAAAGAGTAATATATAAATACCTGTTACAACACTAAATACATTAACTTCTTCTCCTGAAGGTTTTAATGTAGAGTTATAGAAATTTAATTTATCAAGTAATCCTTCCTTATACATATGGTCAAGCATATTAAAAAAGTAATTAGTTTCAAATACAGATTGAGAGAGATTAAATATAGTACTAACAGATAAGTACTTAGTAGCTATATAGTTAAAGTCATATTGCTTTATTTCATTAATTAAATCTGTGTCAATCTCACCTGCATCATTCATTCCCCAATAAGGATCTCCTGAAACTACATCTTCATATGACTGGTAGAGAAAATCTGTATTAAGATAGCTTGATATGTCTTTTTCTTCTACTGATACCTGAGCGAATTTTAGTTCTATATTATCTAAATCATTAATATCTCCTGCTATAGTACCATCAGCTTTTCTTTCATAATCCTTTACAAGATAATACTTATAGATTTCTGTATCATCAAAACCAAATATACTAGCTATATCTACAAATATAGTATCCGTACCTTTATATGCTAATAGCCTATTAATATTCTTAACTATCTTCTGCTGATACTTTAGTGGTATCTCCTCATAGAAAGGAAGACCATATGAATAGAAAATATTCCTTAAGGAGTCTATATCATAAACATCCCTATGCATTAAGTTAGTTATATGATTAGCGAAGAACTTCTGTAATGTTGCGGTAAGCATGTATATTATTATGAAGCTATCATAATAAGTTTGGTTATCAAATGACTTAGTATAGATAACTGCTAATGTATAAACTAATATCTCATAATAATAGTCTACTATCTGTTTAACATAGAGTTCTTCCATTAGGTTCTTATCATAATTTAATATATAGAAATCATTAGAAGATCTAGCTATTAAATAATCCACCTTAACATTAGGGTCTAGATATTTAAGATATCTTTCTGTGCTATGAGCTTCTATAATGTTATCGATTTCACCGCTCTTAAAGAGCTGATAGTATTCTTTATCGGTTAATTCGTGAACATACTTTCCTATACTAGTTAGGATATAATCACTACTATCATAATCTATTGGTGGTTGACCATGTATCTCTCTATAGTAATCATTTAGTTCTTCATAATCATTTACATAATAATCTACTTTATTATTAAATAACTTTTCCTGTAAATCTTTAGGAACTAATGAATAGTTATTTAGGTAACTATTTATTCTATATGTGTCAGTAACTCCTACCTTATAGAAATCTTCTTCTGTATATGTAAAGGTAGAGAATTCACATTCATCTAAGTGATTATTTGCTAATACAAAATAATTTCCTTCTCGGATAGAATCTGTTGTTTCATATTTACTTGCCATATTAGGATTTTTAATAGTCATACTATTAATAAAATCTAAGGCATTATCTACTAATAATCGTTCAGCGACAGTTAAATCTTTAGTCATTAAAATTATTCACCTGTCTTTCTATCTTCTTATTAAAATATATATGTTATTCATAATATAGTTATGTTGGTGGTATTATTCTATTAAGGCATAATAAGATAAAAACTAATAAATTAAATAATATACCAAGACTACATAGAAAGACAGGAAATTATGAAAAAAAGTAAAGATATAATCCCTTCATCTAGTAAAATAGTTAACATAGAAAGCTATAAAGATGATGAAGGAAATATTATAGTTAAAAATGAGAGTGGCTATTTCTCCTTGCCTTATTACATAACTTCATCTATATTTCTAGATATAGATGAATATAATAGGTTTATTAAAGTAGTAGAAAAATTAGTAAGACAATCTGATTACTATAGTACTTATATAGCTACATTAAAGCTTGATTACGGTTTTAATTACTGTATGTTCTTAGGTAATATAGAAGATTCGGAAAATAAAATAGATATAGAAATGCATCATGCCATACTTACATTATATGATGTGGTTTCAATAATAACTAACCACTTATTATATCATAATGAAAAGATAAGTACCTTTAAGGTAGCTAAGATAGTAATAGAAGAACACTTCCAACACCACATATGTGTCATAATGTTATGCAAGACCGTACATGAATTAGTGCATAAGGGAAAAGTGTTTATTAATATTAAACAGTGTATAGGAGATTTAGAAACCTTCTTAAAGACATATAAAGATGGAATAACTCAAGATATGGCTAATGGTATTAATAAGTATTTAGAGTTATGTAAGAATTACGATAGTACAGATAATGGATTTTTAGGTGTAGATACCATTAAGTCATGGAATAAAAAATCTTTAGAAGAAAATAAAGTATTAGAGTTTAAATAAAAAAAAAATGTGTGTTAAGAGCTAAACTTCCATAAGCTCTTAACACACATAAAATTTAATTTAAATCCGTACCATTTTTAGTTATAGAATCTCTCTTCTTCTTTTCATCATTAGATGAGGTCTTACTAGGATACATGTTATTAAAGAACTTACTATTATGCTTAAGTATCATAGAAGTTAATTCATTATTAACTGTATTAGAAATGTAAAACCTTAATCCTTCTGGTGAGAAATACTTCATTAAGTTCTGAACGTAATTCTGAGACATTTCTGAATAGATTTCTATTACTATATTTTCCCTATACTTATTTAGGTCTTCATCAGACATTAATGACCTACCAGCAGCTTTAGCAGGTGTTATAACATATTTTTCATAATCTCTTACCGATATGCTTATAATATAATTTAAAAATAAGATATCATTTTCAAATGTTAATGGTTTAACAGATGGCTTAGAAGCTCCTAATAGTATAGGTAATAGATTTACTACGAATAATAAAGTAATTATTATAGCTAAATATATCAGCATATAGAAATACCCTTTCTTTCAATACCTATTGATTGTTTAGAAAATCATGTTATATAAAGGAACTAAGTAATTTAAATAATTATATGTTATATCTATTTTACTTATATCATCTATATCATCAATCAAGATTCTTGAATTAGCTATCTGGTCTTTATATAAAAACATGCTTAACTGATCTAACTGTCTATAGCAACCTATATCTAATTCTTTCTTTAAATAGAGATCTCTATATGACTTAATGAACATATTACGTCTTCCTATATCTCTACCTTCTACTAATTTAAAAATCTTAACCAAGTCGTCAAGAAAAAATTCCCTATGCTTTTCTAACATGTCATCATTAATACCCTTAATATTAATTAATGAGTTATTATTAGAGAAATAGATCTCCATATCATTAATGTAATAATAAGAGCTATAGGATTCTTCTAACCTAAATTCTAAACCTTCATCTCTAAATGAAAGATACCTAGCTGGTTTATTTACTAAGAAAATAGCGTCTTTTTTAATAGATAAAATCTCATCATCAGTTATCTTGTTAGCTTCTATAAAAAGCTTTCTAGCCTTAATGAAGCCATTCATTAAAACTTCTGATAAATTTTCTTTCCTTACCTTATTACCTATATAATAATTACGCTTAAATTTAGAAGTGTTATCTAAATATTCCATCTCCTCCTGGCTGAATACCTTTTCACGTTTTAATACAGAATATCCTCCTGCTACCATGTCATAAGCTCTTATAGGAAGAGAAATTATACATCTTTTATTCTTATCTAGGTAATTATGCTTTTTATATAACTGATTATTCATATGATTATACTACTTTAAATTGAGTAACTTCTTATGTTCATTTAATTTTTTAGTACATAACCTATCACATAAGTCATTCATCTGTGAGTTAAAATCCTTATTTTTTGTATGACCCTTAATATGGAAAAACTTAATGTCATAATCAGGATTATCTATGTAATTTAACTTTATTTCACGAAATAATTCATAATGAGCTACCTCATTACCTGTAGAGTTATACCATACGTCAGTTCTCCAATCACCCTTACATCTGTTACACCAACCGTCTAGCCATTTAGTAAGACCTGAAATAACGAACTGACTATCAGAATATAACTCTATCTGAATAGGTTTCTCTAAGACAAATCTGTCTATTATGCGTTTCTTTAGTAAATCTAAAGCTAATAATGCAGCTTTTAACTCTGAATAGCTTATGGTCTTATCAGGAAATAACCTACTTCCCTCTTTAAGTATCTTATAGTCTTCTGTTGCTATTACAACAGCACATGCAGAGAAGCAAGGTAAATCTGGGTCTTTATAACCATTATTAAATGAACCTGCATCTGAATATAACTTAAAAAGCAATGCCTCACCTCCTTTCTATTATATAATTATTCATAAAACTTTTTATAAGAATTTTATGAATGTATTATGGGCTTTATCATATTTTTCATTATAGTCAGCAACTATTATGTTAATAATCTTTTTGAATTTTTTATTCATTAATTCATTGAGCTTATCATAGTTATTTGAAGTAATGCTCATCAGGTAATCTACTATAAGAGAAATACTATAAGTTAAAGTTTCGATACCGTTACACAAGACCTCCTGAAATTCTTCTTTAGTGAACTCCCTATAAGGCTTATGCCATTTTCTCTGAGGGAATGATGTTCTAACTTCAACTAAGCTCTTAATAACACTAAATGTTATATCCTTTAAAGATAAGTTTAATAATGAAATCGTATTCATATAGTTCGTGTTGTCTATATACTCATTACAATAATCATTATAGCAGAAATCATCTTTCTCCAAGAAGTCATCATCATTTAAAGAATCACACTTAAGTATCATTAAACTTACAATAGAACCTAAATACATAGCTACATCGATAACTTCTTCTAAGTATTCATCTATAGTTGTTATCTCAGGATCATCTAAAGCTTCATCTGCTTCTACTATTTCATCAAGAAGTAAACCTATATAGAGTGTTACCTTATTGATAAACTCTTTAGCAGTCATTTCCTTTATGTCTTCCTTATGGTCATAATAAGATACAATGTTTCTTTCATGTTTTAAGAATTCATACATATTAAATGTACAATAATCTTCCTTTTCTTTCTTGTTAAAAAAATTAGTCATTACCCTTTTCCTTTCTCTTAAATAGTTATGCGGAGATGACTTAATAGTCGATCTCCGCATAATACTAATAAATATGGCTATATATAAGAAGACTTACTTAGACTTCTTCTTGCTTGCCTTCTTAGCTGCTGGCTTTTCTACATACTCGATGAACTTACCGTTCTTAATAGTACCTGTACGCTTCTTATTAGCAGGAATTGGTGATGATACACTTATCTTAAGATACTCATCTGCCTTAGTGTAATCCTTTCCCTCCTTATTAGCGAATACCAGCTTTCTATTATCATAAATCTTTGATGGCATTACATTACCATATACAACTGCTCTGCAATCATCTTTTCTTAACATAGTGAAACCTGATTCTAATGAGAATACATCATAGAATACTTCGAAGATTTCCTTTAATACAGGTGCAAATGAATTAGCAGACAGCTTAAGCTTTTTAGCTTCCTTGCTATCTATATTAATAGACTTTAATGAATTGATAATAAATCTCTTCATAACTTCAGGATTCTTAGTGATTATGAGATTAACCAGTAACTCATCTGAGATGTAAGGACTTCTTGGAATGAAAGTGTCACCATTCTTTTCTCTATTCTTAGATAAAGCTACCTTTTCAGCTACCTTAGCCAAGAAGTCTTCATATGTTTCCTCTTCCAGCTCGTCTTCATCATCTTCATCTGGAGTAGTATCGTCATCTTCCTCTTCATCGTCTTCTTCTACTACCTTTGAAGCCTTCTTGGAAGATTTAGTACTCTTAGCTTTTGAAGTGGTCTTGGAAGATTTCTTTTTAGGTTTTTCTTCTTCCTCTTCTTCTATTTCCTCTTCATCAGGCAGCTCTTCCTCATCATCTTCATCTTCTAAGAGTTCTTCATCATCTTCTTCTTCCTCTAAGAGATCTTCCTCTTCTTCCAGCTCTTCTTCATCATCTTCCTCTTCTTCTACTGGTGCTTTCTTAGATGATTTCTTCTTAGGAGCTTCTTCTTTTGAAGACTTCTTGGAAGACTTTTTCTTAGGTGGTTCTTCTTCTATTTCATCTTCCTCTTCATCTAAGACAAGGTCATCCTCTTCTAAGAGTTCCTCATCATCTTCCTCTTCCTCTAAGAGATCTTCTTCTTCATCCTCGTCTTCCAGCTCCTCTTCGTCATCTTCCTCTTCCAATTCAGTGAGGTCTTCTTCAATGAATTCTATTTCATCTTCATCGTCATCATCTTCTTCTAAGATGTCCTCTTCTTCAACTAAGTATTCCTCTTCTTCTTCGAATTCTTCGATGTCCTCCAGCATGTCCTGTAACTTCTTTGCCTTAGCGTTCTTCTTTGCCATATCTTGTTTCTTCATCTTGTCTTATTAGTTTAGGATTTAACTTATTAAGTGTTTTGTAGTTGTGCAAGAGAATAATGTATTTCTTAAATAAAACAAGATGAAACCTCCTTTTTCTTTTAGTACGTGTTTTAATACATTTACTATTCTCTTACTTCCATTATTTAAATAGCTATTACTTAAATAATTTCATAGATATAATATATATTTATTTTATAATTTATTTTTTAAAAAATATATCTTCTATGACGTCCTATAAGGTTTGTTAGTCTACCTTTTAACCATTAAAAGATGGAAGAGCAACAAAAATATAAATTTTTAATAACAAACTAGAAAGGTGGCGTTCATAGAAAATTTATGTTTTGGTTAGATAGCATGAAGGACTTTAAGTTATATAATAACAAAACTTTCCTATACCCATTAGCTGATAAACAGAAAAAATTTATTGACAATATTATATTTCTTGATACTTTAAATGTAGATGAAAGTATCAAGATAATTAACCATGACCTTATCAGTAATAAGTATACCAAGTGTTACTATATAAACAAGACTTTCTATTCAACTATAAGAAATATTAAAAAGAAGAAGATAGTTAATCAGACTAACATCTATAAGAAAGTCAAGGGTTCATGTAAAGAAATTATTAAGACTCATTTAACATTAGATCAGTATAATAACATGTCAGTTTATTATGACATGTCAGGTTATAATGAGTTATTTGTAGAAAATGCTGTACTTTCTCCTAAGTTAAAGATAAAAGCTTACAATAGCTTCTTAAATGAAATTTTTGATAATAAGGATATAGATAATTATAAGAATAAATTTTTCATTCATACTATAGGTAGTAATGATTATAAGGATTTCAGCGATTTAAAAGATAAGTATGATAATATACTATCTTATCTTTATAATGATATCTACCTTAAACCTGAAAATATAACTAACTATCCCGACATGGTAGTTATAATCATAGGTGAAACTTCCAATAGGTTCTTTAAGTTTAACTTGCACTCATTAAATAAGAGTAAATTAGCCATCTATAAAAGATTACTTTCCATAATGATTAAGTTAGAGAATGGTGAGGTATTAACTGAAGCTGAAATTAAGGAAGATGAATCTACATTACTTAATGATAAGGACTTAGAAGTAGAAGATTTATCTACTGATAAAGAGATAGCTAAAACCATGATTAAGGAAGAAATCAAACCTAAAACTAATCAGGAAAAAGAAATCATTACAAAAGTAGATGAAATAATAGATTCTAACCCTGATACAAGCAGTCTTGAAGATTTAGAGAATTCCTTAAATAACGATGAAGAGTTCTTACAGTTCTTAGATGACCTTAAGCAAGAGAAGATAACAGCAGAAAAAGCCAGCAAGAATTCAGCTAGGAATGAATTATTAAAGGAAGAACAGAAAAAAATTAAAGTAAACAACAAGTCTTCCAATAAGACCTTAGAAGAAATCCTGAATGAAACTAATGATAAGGTCTTGGTTAAAGAGGAATTACCTATAAAAGGAATTAACCAAGAGTACCTGAAAGAAAGTTCCTTAAGAGATTTCGAAAAATCCTATAATGAACACTTAGATGAAAAGGATAAGGCTTTAATACTTAATAACTTTTCAGCAGATAATAGAGAGATAAAACTTTATGTAAGGTCAATTAAAGTAGAAGATACTTCAACAGCATTTACTAAGAAAGAAACCTATACTATAGAATTTGAAGATGATAGGCGAGTAAGGCATACCGTTAAGGTAGATTTTCCTGTATTCTTAAATGATAAATTTATGTATATAGAAGGAAATAAGAAGATCTTAAATAAGCAGTTAGTATTGCTTCCTATAATAAAGATAAGACCAGATGAAGTACAGATAACTACTAATCATAATAAGACATTTGTTACTAGATTTGGTAGTAAGCTTTCTCCTAAGACGGAAAGGTTTAAGAAATTACTTGCAGAAGGTTCTCCAGTATTTGATTATAGAAATGGTGATAGCTTACATTCTAATAGTGATTACCTTACTAATATAGAATATGATGAGATATCAACTGAATATATGTACATAAAGGTAAAGAATAATATAATTTACTTTAACCAGAATGAAGTAAGGGAAGAGTTCGCTAATAGGGGATTTAAGATACCAGAGGATAAGACTATAGTACCTCTTGGAATAGTAAATGATAAGCCAGTCTTATATGACATGAATAATAATATCTTATATGAAGATAATATTAAACGTGAAATAGATATAATTGATTACATCATAGAATTAATAAGTGAAAAAGATAAGAATATAGAAAGTAGGTTTAATAGCTTAACCGCTCCTAAGAAGTATACCTATACAAGATGTAATATTCTTAACAGAAAAATTCCTTTATTAATCTTCTTAGCATATAATGAAGGTTTATCTACTATTTTAAATAAAGCTGGAATAAAGTATGAGCTGTTGGATACTAGAAAAGTTCTTAAGGATGAACAGAAGAATAGAACAGGGGTTATTGCCTTTAAGAATAAATATTTATATTATGATATTTATCCTCTTAAGAACTCCTTATTACTTAACTCCTTATTAGAGGTAGATACAGCTTCATATGATTATGAGTTATTCGATTCTAAGGAAGTATACCTTGAGTTATTTAATGACTTATTCGGTTCTAGAACTATAGCTAAAGGTTTTGATAACTTCTATGAGTCCTTCATAGACGGAATAACTAAGGAGGTCTTGGAAGATTTAAACTTCCCTACAGATATAACTGGTGTTATGTTATATGCTAATGAATTATTACAGGATAACCAATACGTCTTGGAGAATGACTTGTCTAATTATAGAATAAGAAGTAACGAAATGGTCAACGCTTATTTTAGTTATGAATTAGAGAAGGCTTATCAGACCTATAAGAACTCTATTAATGGAGCAACACCTATTAAGATAAGTATACCTCAAGATGCTATACTTAAAGACTTAACTTCAGGTAATATGTTACAAGATTATAATACATTAAACCCTATAACAGAAGCAGATAGTATTAGTACAGTATCATACAAAGGACCAGGTGGATTAGTTAATGCTATAAGGTTTAGTTCACCTTTATAAAAGATTTTAATTGCTGGGAAATGTGCCAATAACACATGATCAGCCTCAAAGTTATAATAAGATATCAAAAAAAAAAAAAAAAAAAAAATAAAAATGTTTACTAATGAAAGAATGATAAAAAGTAGGTTAATACCTCATATAGTAAGAGATATTAACCTTTTAAGAAATAAAAAATATGACAGATTGTATTTTATTAGAAATTATATATAATTTTTAATCAACGTCTACCTGTTCGTCACTCGTAGTACCCTCTTCAGATGTTTCCGTTTCATCTTCAAGTGTACCTGTACCTGTAAAAGCTTGAGCTACAGATTCCTGTGCTTCTTCAACTCTCTGTACATCTGCACTATTGATAACCTTTGTTGAAGGAATTACATCATATGCTGGAACAGTCTTTTCACCGATATTAATCGTGTTAAGCTCATAGTTGTATTCGAGTTCACTAATAGGGAATTCTACAAAGCCTCCTGCATCAAGTGCTTCTTTAGCTTCTGCTACTGTCTTATCGACAATGATGTAGCTATCATTAGTGAAAACAATCTTAGCTTTTTTAGACATTCGTTTTCCACTGCTACGTATCTTATAACTAATTTTATTATAAAATTAATTATCGTAGCATTTCCTCCTTTTTATTTTTTTTAATAATAAAATTTTATTTTTTATATAAGAAAATACATGTATTGTTATTTCTTTAATTTATTGTTTGATATCTATTATAAAATGTTCAACGACTATCGAAAAGTAAATAATTTATATCTCTATATAAGAAGATATAAAGACATAGAGATTACTTAGTAGAGTAATTATAAATATTCTTATAATGAAAAGGATCTTAATAAGATATAGTCTAATTTTTATTTTTTAAAAAAGTAAACCTTGAAGATGCATATACTCTTCAAAAGAGAGCTTACCATGAAAGTATGGAAGGCGTCTTGGCTATAACTTCTACTACAAGTAGTACTGTAGGACAGTCTAGAGTATTATCATATAATGCTAACATACAGTCTAATAGAGGATACCTTAAAGCTAATACAGGTGATTCTAATAGTGATGATTTAAATATAGGCAGTTTACAATCTTTAGCTGAAATAGCAACACCTCTTGTAACAACGCATGATGCTCCAATGCGTACTAATATGGTAACTGCACAGTCTAAACAGTCAATACCTATAGCCAAGACTAATAAGCTATTAATAACTAACAACTCAGAAACCGTATTAACTCATACTTTAGGTAAGGATTTCGTGTTTACAGCTAGAGATGACGGTAAAGTAATTGAATATGACGAGAAGACAGAGATGATGGTCTTGGAATATAAAAATGGTAAGAAAGACATCATAGATTTATCTTGTCAAACGGTAAAGAATGGTGGAGGTGGTTTTTATCTTATTAACCAATTATCTACTGATTATAAAGTAGGTGATACTTTTAAGAAAGATGAAACCTTAGCATATAATCATTCATTCTTTAGTGAGAATATGGAAGGCACAGATGCCGAATACGCCATGTCTAAATTAGCTAAAGTAGCTTTCTTCTCAGGTGATTTTACACATGAAGACTCTTCTTTAGTAACTAATAAGTTATGTGAAGATATGTCTTCTAAGATTACAATGAAAAAAGAAAAAATTCTTAATAAGAATTCTAACGTTGATTATATAGTTAAGAAAGGTCAGTACGTTAAGACAGGTGAACCTCTATTAATATTCGAACAGGGGTATGATGAGGAAGAGATGAATATGATGCTTACTAAAGTAGCTGATGATTTAAATGAAGAAATCACTAAGCTTAGTAAGAATCAGATAACTTCTAAATATACAGGAACAGTTGACGATATACAGATTTATTACACTTGTGACATACAAGACTTATCACCTTCTCTACAGAAAATAGTTAAGGCATATAAGTCATCTGTTATATCTAAGGAGAAATTAATTAAGAAGTATTTCGATAATCCTAATGATGCTAATATAATATTACCACCAGCAGAAAAAGTAGATACTAATAATGCAGGTAAAATAAAAGGTAAAGAAATGGTAGATAGTGTTATGATAGAATTCTATGTTACCTATTTCGATAAGCTTAATGTAGGTGATAAGATATCTCTTAACTCTGCAATTAAATCCGTAATATCTACTGTAATACCAGATGAAACAGCTCCTTATTCAGATTATAAAAAAGATGAACAGTTAAATGCTATCTTCTCCTATATATCAGTTAATGCTAGACAGACAACTAACGTTTACTTATCTCTATATGGTAATAAGGTCTTAAAGACATTAAAAGACCAAGTAGCTGAGATATGGAAAAGCTAATATAATAAAAAATAAAGCTATAATCCTTTACCTTAAGGATTATAGCTTTAATAAGTTACTCTTAAAAGAGGTGGTTTTCTATTTATTAAACAAACCTTCAGTATCACTTGAAAGGCTAAAACTTGTTGCATTTTTAGAATTAATTAATTCCTTAGTAGAAGATATATTAGTATCTACATAACTCTTAGTGGAAGTTATATTAGTGTCTACATAACTCTTAGTTGATGTAATACTGTCGTCTACATAACTCTTAGTGGAAGATATACTACTATCTACATAACTCTTAGTAGATGAAATATTAGTATCTACATAATTTTTTGTTGTTGCTTCTTCATAATCATTAGTATCTTTATTTCTAATTTCTACTGTAGAATTAAATTGCGCACCATCTAATACTTTCATTATGCTTTTTACCTTTACCTCCATTTCTTTCAATATACTTTTATTATATTATTTGTTCTTATAATGTTTTAAATTCACTAACTGAACAATGCTTCAGTTGTTGATGAAACATTTATATCTGCAGCTGTAGCTGTAGTAGCTGCTGTTACATGACCATATGCATTAGTAGTAATCTTATAAACACCACTAGAAAAAGCTGAACCCTTATTATTAGCATGTGTATATGCGGTAGATAAGTTACTTACCTGAGTAGTAGTCATTAAGCCATTAGCCGATGTAGTGGCAGCACTATATGTAGTATCTGTAAATTTAGCACCGCTTGGAACAGAAGTTGCTATAGTATAACCACTATCTGCTACTGTATAACCGTCGCTACCCCATGTTACTACATGACCAGATGTAGTTCCAGAAGATAATCCGTTTACTTGTTTGTTATTAGTAACATTTCCTAAACCTACTTGACTAGCTGTAACCTTATGTGGATTAGATGTACTACCAGTATGAGATGTTAAATCACTACTAGAAGCTAAACCGCTAACAGCAGATGCCACAGCTTTACCACTTACTGGGTCTGTACCTGTAGAGCTATAAGTATCTGTAACATTTAAGTTATTTAATTTATTTTTAAGAGTTGTTGTAAAGTCTTCTGTAGATAATCCTTTGCCACTAACCTTATCTACCTTATTAGCTACATCACCTAAGAGTGTAGTATAATCACTTGCATGAGTAGCTATCCAGTTAATAGCTTCTGCATAAGTATTAACTGTCCCATCATCTGTTAATTGACTAGCCCAAGTATTTATCTTGTCATCAATCATTGCATCAATAGAACCTTCACCAGAACCCTTTAAAGTACTGATATCATTTTTATTAGTAGTTATTTGAGCAAGATCTGTTGAAGAGATAAGAGATGAACCACCTACTTTATCTACTTTATTAGTTACATTATTCCATGTAGTCTTCTCAGCAGTAGTTACAGTAAGATGAGTTGAATCTGTCGTTAAGTCAGCTAGTGTTGTAGTATCAGCTAAAGCTCCTACCTCACTAGCTGTATATGTAGGTTTAGAAGAAGCTTTTGCCCATGAAGAAACATCTGAAGCTGGAAGTGTAGTAGGATAAGCTGGAAGCGTTACAGTAGTTCCTGATTTATATTCTGTGCTAGAAGTTCCTATCTTAACACTTTGTACTGCTGTATCTGCTGTACTACCTTGAGCAGCTGTTGCATAATCAGTAGTATCTGTAAAAGCGGCTGTTCCTAAATCAGTAGTTTTAGCTTTCTTTCCTAATTCTGTTGTGATAGCATCTCTTGTCATAGTACCATCTGTAGAACTACCTGTAGAAGTATAAAGCTTAGTAAGACCTGATTTACTATCTGTTCCAGTAGCATATGTAGTGTCTGTAAATTTAGCATCACTTGGAACAGAAGATTCTATAGTAAAACCACTATCTGCTACTGTATAACCATCATCACCCCATGTTACTACATGACCAGATGTAGTTCCAGACTCTAAACCTTTTACCTGTTTATCATTAGTAAGATTTCCTAAACCTACTTGACTAGCTGTAACACTATGTGGGTTATCTGTATCACTTATATGACTACCTACTGTACCACTATCGCCAGTTAAACCTTTAATAGCTGCTGCCACAGCTTTACCACTTACTGGGTCTGTACCAGATGAGCTATAAGTATCTGTAACATTAATACCATCTAACTTATTCTTAAGAACTGTAGTAAAGTCTTCTGTAGATAGTCCCTTACCTGAAACTTTATCTACCTTATTAGCTACATCAGCTAATAAAGCAGTATAATCACTTGCATGAGTAGCTATCCAGTTAATAGCTTCTGAAAAGGTATTAACTGTTCCATCATCTGTTAATTGAGATGCCCAAGTATTTATCTTGTCATCAATCATTGCATCAATAGAACCATCACCAGTTCCTTTAAGAGTTGATATGTCATTCTTATTAGTAGTTATTTGAGCAAGATCTGTTGAAGAGATAAGAGATGAGCCAGTTACCTTATCTACCTTATTAGTCACATTATTCCATGTATTAATATTAGATGACGTGATGTTATCTAATATTGTCTTATTAGAATGTGTATGTGAATTTGTTTCTAAGCTAGAAATGTTAGATTCAAAACTACTATCTATATCACTTCTAGAAACAGAATTTTTCTTAGCTAAATCACCTATATCAGAAGTACTTACAGCGTCTGTTATTCCATATCCTGCTAGAGTAGTAGGTTTATTTTTTATATAAGCATCACTATTAGCATTTATTTC